GCCGCCTGCAGGAAGTCAGCCTGGTCACCTACCTGACCGTGATGTTCAAGAAGAACCCGCTCGGCACCTTCAAGCAGCACGAAAACGCCGAGTTCGGCTCCGGCTTCTCGGCCACCTACATCAAGCAGGTGATCGACGGCGACGAGGTGCTGGAGCTGGACTACCTGGCCAACATCTTCCGCGTCGGCGGCGAGGACATGCTGGCCGACTACCGCGCCAACATCGGCGGCTGATCGGCTCAGTTTGCGAATTTGTGCAAACTGGCAAACGCTGCCCACAGGCCCACTTCGGTGGGCCTTTTTAATTTCTAAAGCCGTTTAACTGACTGGCGCCCGGCGCCGGCCGACAATCCTTCGCGTACCTCTTTGTTTCTCAACCTCACGCGAAGGAAGCCACATGGAACTCCCCCTCAAGCACCCGTTCACCAACGCCGCCGGACAGCGCATTGAAAAGCTCACTGTCCGCCGCGCCAAGCGCGCCGACATGAAGGCCGCCGCCAAGTACAGCAAGGACGAAGCCGAGCAGGAAGATTTTCTGTTTGCCCAGATCACCGGCCTGACGCTGGAAGACATCGACCAGCTTGACCTGGCCGACTCGAAGGCGCTGCAGGATTCTTTTCGCAGCATGGTGGACAACTGAGGAAGCACTGCGTCCGCTGGATGAAGTGCTGCTCACCGTACTGCGCATTCAGCCATCGGAGATCGACGGCCTCGACATGGAGGACTACTGGTTCTGGGTGAGTGCCGCCGAGCGCGAAGTCAAGCGCCGGAACGAGATGATGCAGTCGCTTTACGGGCGATGAACAGCAACGCGACCGCCAGCAAACCACCCACGAAGGATGCGCCGGCAGCCAGCGGCGCGCCGGCCATCGCCGCCAGGACGAGCGCGAAGGGAAGAAGGAATAACGCACCCCAGAACGGCAAATTCGCAAAGCACACCCAGGCAAGCCATGCGGCACCGCTGCCGATGGCCAGCCAGTAGAGCGTCTTGGCGGTAGTAAGGGTGGTTTTTTCAAACATGTATCAAGGATAGCAAAAGGTCGAACAGCATGGCGAATGAACTGCTCGTAGGGGTCAAGATCGGCGCGGTGCTGTCCGGCACCTTTCAGTCCGCGTTTGCCTCTGCGCGCGGCACCTCGCTGCAGCTCGGTCGGGCAGCCGATGAACTGCGCGTCAGGCACACCCGGCTGGGCGAGGTCATGGCGCGCGCCATGTCGCACCCAACCCGCAACGTGGGCGAACTGCGCCGCCAATACGAGCGGCTGGGCCAGACCATCGACCAGCTGCGCGCCAAGCAGGAAAAACTGGCCGTCAGCATGGCGCGCGGCGAAGCGCTCAAGGCGGCCCGCGCCGATTTGCGTGGCCAGGCGATGGAGACAGCCGGCACGGCTATCGCTCTGGGTGCCCCGGTGGTGCAGTCTGTACGCCTGGCGGCCGGCTTCCAGGATCAGATGCGGGACATCGCCATTACTGGCGAATTCAGTGCGGCAGAGGAGGCTCGGATCGGTGCAGTCGTCCGCGAATCTGCCCTCAGATGGAACCAAACTCAGACCGAAATCGGCCGGGGCCTCGGCGTGCTGGTGGCCGGCGGCATCCAGGACGCCAAGGCACTGGAATCCTACGCCCCGGTCATGGCCAAGGGGGCGACGGCGATTCGCGCCAGCATGGAGCACCTGGGCGGCGTTGCGATCGCGTTCAATGACAACCTCAAGATCGGTGCGGAGGGCTACGAGAGAGGGCTCAACATACTGAACTATGCCGGCAAGCGTGGACAATTCGAGGTCCGAGACATGGCGCAGTGGCTGCCGGTCCTGTCCCCAATGTACGAAGCACTCGGTGTCACCGGAGAGAAGGCGGTCGCCGAAATTGGCGCCGCCTTGCAGATCGCACGCAAGGGCGCGGGCTCGAACGACGAGGCGGCCAACAACTACAAGAACTTCCTGCAGAAGATCACCTCGCCGGACACACTCAAGGATTTCGAGAAGGCCGGCATCGACCTCAAGGCCAGCATGCTGAACCTGCGCGCCCAAGGGCTGACGCCGATGCAATCCATGCTGGCCGTCATCACGCAGTACATGCAGTCCAAGGGGCCGGCCGCCGCCGACCAGTTCCAGAAGGCGATGTCCATCAAGGACGACAAGGAACGCGAGATCGCGCTGCAGCGCCTGTCGGAAGCCTACAAGCTCGGCGAGCTGTTTCAGGACATGCAGGCCATGTCGTTCATCCGTCCGGCGATCGCCAACCAGGACGAGATGAAGGACATTCAGCAAGGCGCCATGGCGGCGGCTGACAAGGGGCTGCTTGATGCCGACTTCAATAAACGCATGGCAGGCGCCACCGAGCGGTTCAAGGAGTTCAAGATTGGCGTGATTGACATCGGCATCACCATCGGCGACGCGCTGCTGCCACCGCTGACCGAACTGCTCCAGGAAGTCCGTCCAGGAATCAAGGCTTTCGGCGACTGGGCCAAGGAACATCCCGGCCTGATCAAGGGCGTGATCGGCCTGGTCGGCGGCCTGCTCGCCGGCAAGATGGCCTTCATCGGCATCAAGTACGGCCTCAACCTGGTGCTCTCACCGTTCAACGCGCTGACCACCTCGATCACGGCGGTCTCGGGCAAATGGACGCTGCTGCGCGCCATGTGGCAGGCCGGCCGCTTCGCCCCGGCGATTGCCGGCCTGCGCTCGGTGGGCGGATGGGCGCTATCGCTGGGCAGGACGCTGGCAGGCGGTTTGCTGTCCGGTCTGCGGCTGGCCGGTCAGGCAATTTTCTGGCTCGGCCGCGCCATGCTGATGAACCCGATAGGCCTGATGGTCACCGCGATCGGCGTGGCCGCCTACCTGGTGTGGAAGAACTGGGACAAGGTGAAGGGCGCGGTGACGGCCGGATGGAACTGGCTGAAAGGCGTGAAGAACCAGTTCTTTGCGGCCGGCGCCGACCTGATCAACGGGCTGGTGAATGGCGTCACCTCCAAGCTCGCCGCCGCCCGCGACAGCGTCGTTTCCTTCGGCTCCAGCATCAAGGGCTGGTTCACCAGCACCCTGGGGATCAAATCGCCCTCCCGCGTGTTCATGGGCTTTGGCGACAACATCGCCCAGGGCGCCGCGCTCGGCGTCGCGCGCTCGTCCGCCTTGGCAGGCAAAGCCGTTGCCGGCATGGCCCTGGCCACCGCGACCGCCTGGCCGCAACTGGCGGCGCCGCTGGTCGATCTGGCCGGCCGGGTCGGCGGCAACCAGGTGGCCAAGCGCGGCCCAGCACCAGCTGGCTCGGGCGGCATGGTCATTCACTTCTCGCCGCAGATCACGATCCAGGGCGGCGCGGCCGAATCCGTCAAGGGAAAGGTCACCGAGGCGCTCAACCTCTCGTTGCGGGAGCTGGAGCAACTGATCGCGCGCGTATCCGCGCAGCAAGCACGGAGGGCCTACTGATGTTTGCGCTCCTGGGCGACGTCCAGTTCGACCTGATCACCTATTTCGACGGCTTCGAGTCGCAGTTTGGCGCCGACTTTGCCGAGCATGCGCTGATCGAAGGCAAGCCGCGGCTGCAGTTCGTCGGCGACAAGCTCGACGAAATCCGCATCCAGCTCGCTTTCCACCTGCACTACTGCGACCCCGAGGCCGAGCTGGCCAGGCTGAAAAAGGCGCTCGCCGCCCACGACGCGATGGCTCTGGTGCTCGGCAACGGCGACTACAAAGGCTGGTTCGTGCTGACCGACGTGCAGGCCACCAGCAAGCACACCGACAATGCCGGCACGCTGATCGCGCTGGAGGCCAGCATCACCCTGCGCGAGTTCGTCGGCGACAGGAAGAACCCGCTGCCGCCGCCCGCCGTGCAGCCCAAGCTGCCGCCGGCCGCCGCCAAGGCCCTGCCGGCCAGCCAGACCGCTGGCGTCGCCACGCTGGCCAGCGGTACCGCTGCCGTACGCGACAACATCCGCCAGGCGGTGACCTACGCCAATCAGGCCCAGTCGGCGCTGCGGGTCGCGGTGGATGCCGCACGCCTGGCGCAGAATCTGCGCGACAACCCGCTGGCGGCGCTGGGCCGGGTGCCCAGCCTCCTGACTGGCATGAAACAGGTATCCGGCCCGCTGGAGAATCTGTCGCCGACCCTGGCCAGCCTGAGCAGCCAGCTTCCGGAGGCGTCCGGCATCCTGCGCGCCAGCGATAACGCTTTAGGCGCGGTGCGAAACGCCCAGGGCGCCTTGTCGGCCGTCAGCGCCGGCACCGTGACCGGCCGCATCGACTACCTGGCTGGCCAGCTCTCGACCGCGACCGGCGCTCTGGAGTCGGCCGCGCCGAGCATCAGCAAGCTGGCCGGCAAGGCCGTGACGAGGACGATCTGATGTACCTGACCCACATCACCACCGAAGGCGAGCGCTGGGACCAGCTCGCCACCCGTTATTACGGCGACCCGCTGCAGTACGAACGCATCGTCGCCGCCAACCCGCACGTGCCGCTGGCCACCACCTTGCCCGGCGGCCTGACGCTGTCGGTGCCGGTGATCGAGCAGCAAGACCTGTCCGAGGAGCTGCCGCCATGGCTGCGCTGACCGACCAGCTGCCGACCGCCGTGGCCAAGGTGCCGCACCCGGTGTTCGTGCTCTCCTACGGGCAGAAGAACATCACCAGCGACATCACGCCCTACGTGCGGTCGATTACCTACACCGATTACCTGTCCGGGCAGTCCGACGAGCTGGAGGTCGAACTGGAGGACGCGGACGGCCGCTGGCTGCGCCACTGGTACCCCGGCAAGGGCGACACGCTGTCGCTCA